CCAAACCTAATAACAAACCTTATAAATAGTGTTCCAGATATGCACAATATGTGGATATAAAGGTTTGAAAGGTTTGATGGTTTTTTATTTATCTACAGGAAACCCCGCATCCTTTGTTGAAATACAACCAAACTATAATTAGTAAATTGGAGGCAGATATGAGAACAGGATTAACGCAAGGACCAAGGGCACATAGACTTATTAAGTCTGATTTTGAACCATTGGTATTGGATTTAACTTTAGAGAATGCAGTTATTGCATCTATTAGAAGTGCTACATGGCTTGAGGATGCAGACTTAGGTGCAGCCCAACAAGCAGTTCTATTGGCTCAAACCATGGACCAAATGCCTGATAGAAGGCATCAATTAGCACCTATTTTGATTGGGTTATTAAGCAATTTAGGCTTAATGAACAATAGACGACAGGATTTGAGCATAACTCCTCAAGAAATGCTTGCACAGATAGCAGCAGGGTCTTAATTGGAGTGGTTACCCACACACTACACCTCTTCCCTTGATGAGAACTTTGTTACTGATGGTGACAAGTTAATAAATGTAGTAGAAGCCATTTGGAAGTTACCTGAAAAGCACAACGCTGGTCTTGTTTTAACAGATTGGCAGAAGTGGCTAATACGCAGGGTATTGGAAAGATATCCAGATGACCATGAAGACCCAGAATTAGCAGGAAGACTTAGATATAAACAGGTTTGTATCTCAATGCCAAGAAAGAATGGTAAATCTTTAATAGGTGCCCTCTTTGCACTCTATGGAATGCTCTTACATGAACCAGCACCTGAAGTTATCTCTGTAGCAGCCTCAGCAGACCAAGCAAAGATTGTTTATAGACGATTACTCCACCAAACACAGACCTCAGATATCTTGAAATCTCTATTCTCTCGTTCTACAGAACATAGAGGTCTCTGGACTTCTGATGGCACAGGTGTGTACAAGGTTATTGCTGCTAAGGCAGGAACAGCACAGGGACTCCATCCATCCCTTGTTGTATTTGATGAGTTGCATGTGGCTAATGAGGATGTATGGACTGCAATGGCTCTGGGTTCTGCCACAAGACCTGACGGTATAACAATTGGTATCACCACAGCAGGAGATGACACATCTGAACTCCTAAAGAAGTTATATGAGCGTGGTGCTAAGTCAGTTGATGAAGATAAGAACTTTGAGAGGTTTGGATTCTTCTGTTGGGAGGCTCCACAGGGTTGTGATGTATTTGATGAGTTTGAAGTACGCAAAGCCAACCCAAACCTTGCTTCTGGACTGCTTTCTTGGGCATCTGTAAAGAATGAATTAGCAACAATGCCTGAAGCAGATGCTCGTAGGTATCGCCTAAACCAGTTTGTTTCCAGCATGAATGCGTGGCTTCCTGTAGGCACTTGGCAGCAATTACCTTATGGAACTTGCTCAAGAGTGCAGGTATTTGCAGTAGATAGAACTCCAGGGTGGGACCATGCCTCAATAGTTGCAGCCACTTTAGAAGATGGAGACATTGTTTCCACTGAGTTAGTTGCATCATTTAATAACACCAATATTGATGAATTAGTTAGAGCATGTGTTGGATTATCAAAGTTTGGTGCTCCATTTATTGTTGATTCCTATATTTCTTCAGACCTTGCACAAGCATTACAACAAAGAGGAATTAGGGTGCATAAGGCTACACATAAGGACTTAATCAATGGGTCAAACAACGCATATCGTAGAATTATGAGAAAGACATTAACTCATCCTCAAGATGAAATTGTGTCAGTGCAAATGCAAAGGGCAGTGCGTAAGAATGTTGGTGAGTCTTGGAAGATTACAAGAAAAGACTCTATGACAGACATTGATGCAGCATTAGCAACAGTTTTGGCTATCTGGTATGTGGACACACAAATCCAAGCAACGCAGATGGTATTTTAAGGAGAACACATGGGATTTATAGATAGACTTTTAGGCAGAGAGATAGAATATGTAGAGAACTATGTTCCTTCAGAGATGGAAGAGCGTGGTGCCTTCATTCCCTTCAGACAGCCATTTGTAGTTAATGAAATTACAGCATTAAAACTTATTCCTGTATCAAGATGTATTTCTGTTCTTGAAACGGCAGTAATGCAAATACCTGTTGAAGTAATGCGAGGTATTGATAAGGTTGAGTCTCCATCATGGTTAGTTACACCTGATGTAGAGAACAATGTTACTCAAGCAGAATTTCTGGGACAAACAGTTGTATCCATGGCTATTTATGGAAATGCATACTGGAAGATTTACAAGGGAGTTAGAGGAGTATCTAATTTAGAACTCATCCCTCCATCATGGGTAAATGTAGAACAAGACAATGCAGGAAACCTTACCTATTCAATTAACGGTACCAAGCAAGCAAAAGACACTGTTAAGCACATAAAGTTATGGACTGTTCCTGGAGATATCTATGGTCAGGGTCCACTACAACGACACACACAAATTATTCAATCAGCCAATGACTTGCAGAACTATGCAGACAATTGGTTCAAGATGGCTGCTGTTCCAACAGGAACTCTCACCACATCAGAATTTCTTTCTGCAGATATTGCCCTTGCTAACAAGAAGGCATTCATTGATTCACAGAAAGAAAGAAGCGTTGCTGTTCTTTCATCAGGGCTTGCATATCAAGCGATATCACTTAACCCTGAAGAGGCACAGTTCTTGGCTAACCAGACATTCACTACTCGTCAGATAGCAAATATGTTTGGTGTTCCAAGTATGTACCTTGGGCTTTCAGTAGAAGGTTCAGGACTCACATATACAAACGGTAATGAAGACAGACAGAAACTGTATGAAGATGGACTACAGCAGTACATAGTTCGCATTCAACAGGCATTAACTGATTTGCTACCAAGAGGTCAGAAGGCAGAATTTAATCTCACTGGGTTCCTAAGACCTAATGTATTAAATAGATATCAGAGTTATGCAATTGGTATTGACAAGAGATTCCTAACGGCTAATGAAGTTAGAGAGTCTGAAGGAATGCCTCCAATTAATTTGGCAGACCTTCCTCCAGTTGTACAACCTGTAGTAGCAAATAACAATCCTCAGCAAGGTGCTAACCAACCTGCAGTTTAAAATGAGGTAATGGAGATAACAATGGAAAATAGAAGTTTTGAAATCAGAGAAACCAATGTAGAAGCAAGAGAAGTCATTGGTAGAGCAGTTCCATACAATGACATTATTGACATTGGTGGGGGAGACACAGAGCAGTTTGTAAGAGGCTCTGTAGACCTTAATGCTCATGTAAAACTATTCAGAGGTCATAAAGACATTATAGGCAAAGTCAATCACATGGAAGAGCGTGAAGATGGACTCTGGATTAAAGCAAAAATCAGTAACACCAAACTTGGAGACGAAACTTTAGAGTTAGTTAAAGATGGTGCTATCCGTTCATTTTCAGTTGGATTCATTCCACTGGTAGATGAGAAGCAAGACAGAAACATCATACGCAAAAAGGTAAACCTCAAAGAAGTTTCTTTAGTGGATTTCCCTGCATATGAAAACGCCTCAGTGACTGAGGTTAGAGAAATCAAGGAGGAAACAAATAATATGGAAACAACAACTACACCTGATTACTCTTCAGAAATCGCTGAAGTGCGTAATCATGCAGAAGAGTTGGAACGCCGTTTAGAAGTTTTGTCAGCAGACAAGACAGAGGCTCCAACTGCACCAAAATTCCGTTCATACGGAGAATATGTAAAGTCAGTAGCAACAGGTGAAGACTCAGGTCTAACACTTGCTCGTGCCTTTGCAGACACACACTCAGTAATGGCAGACAGCATTCTTAAGAACGCATGGGTAAATGAAACTATCCGCATTCTTGACAATGGTCGTCCAACATACAATGTATTCACATCAGCACCACTTCCAGCAGATGGAATGACAATTGAGTACCCACTACTAAATTCTGATTCTTCTGCAATTGAAGAGCAGGTAGCAGAAGGAGACGAACTTACATTTGGTAAGATTGACCTAACTTCAGCAACTGCAAACATCAAGACTTATGGTGGTTACACAGCCATGACACGCCAGTTGATTGAGCGTTCATCAATCGCATATGTAGATGCAGCATTCCGTGCAATGGCAGCAGCATACGCAAAGAAGACAAACAATGTCGTTAAGGCATACATCAACTCATTGTCAGGAACATCAACATCTTCAGTTGCTGCATGGTCAGCAGATGCAATCATTGAGATGCTTGCAGACTCAGCAACAAAGGTAAACAACGAAACAGGAAAGGCATTGGAGTTCATCCTTTGCTCATCTGATGTATTCAAGCAACTTGCTAAGCAGGTTGATGGTGTTGCTCGTCCAATCGCAGCAGCAACAAATCCTTCAAACGGATTTGGTTCAATCAACCCAGTTGGTTTGACTGGAAACATTGCAGGTCTTCCAATCGTTGTAGACCCATCACTTGCAGCAGGAACACTTCTAACAGGTGCTTCTTCAGCAATCACAACTTACGAATCAGCAGGTGCACCTTTCCGTCTCAATGATGGAGATATCACCAATCTGACACAGCAATTCTCAGTGTACGGGTACCTTGCAGTTGCAGGACATGACCCTAAAGCACTTGTAAAAGTTGCAAATCCACTGGACTAATTAGGGGAAATTAAATGGACTGGACTGACCTCAAAGCGTATGTAGGTGCTTCTGACTTGGATAACGAGTTTGCAGAAGAGTGCTGGGAAACGGCTACTGACTTAATTGCATCTTATGTGCAATCAACAAAGGTGCCTACTCAGATTCTAAAGCGTTGCTACCTTGAGGTTGGTTCAGAACTATTTCATAGACGCTCTGCTCCTATGGGAATCTCGCAGTATTCAGCATATGACGGAGCACCTATCCGTATTGCAAGAGACCCATTAGCAGGTGTCTATCCACTACTTAATCGTTACATGGTGAGGTTCGCATGAACATAGCAGGAATCAAAGATGATATAGCAGATATCCTTTTAGAAGAACTGCAGAATGTTTATAAGTATTCACCAGCAAGACCTACTGCACCTTGTGCAATCCTTGAAGCAGGTATCCCATTCATCAGTGTTAATGATGATGAATATGATGCAATCTATTCAACTAACTGGAGAATTCTTCTTCTTGTTCCAACAGCACAAAATGATGTTGAGACAACAGGACTGGATACTTTGTTAGGTGCACTCATCCCATTGATTTGGGCAAACACAGCAGTATCAAAATTAGATGTTGATAAGCCATTCCTCACTGAGGCTAATGGAGCAACATATTTAAGTACACACATTAACATCACTATAGATTCACAAGGAGGTCAGTAATGACAAGATTAAAAGGAAAGAGCATTGTATTTAAAGTTGGTGGAACCGACTATGCAGGCTCAGTAAAATCAGTAGTTTTCTCATCAGCAGTTGGAGAAATGGGTTTTGGAGATTATGCAGACTCACTTGATTACACATGTGCAGTAACAGGATTCCAAGATTTCGCAGCAGCATCTCTATGGACTTCATTGTTCACAAACCCAGGAGCATCATTGTCTCTTGTATTTGCACCACATGGAAATGCAACACCATCAACAACTCAGCCACACTTCACAGCAACAGGATATGCAGAAGCAATTCCAGATATGGGTGGAGCAGCAGGCGAATACTTTACATATGACTTAACTATCAAACTTGATGGTAAGCCAACAAAAGTAACTGCTGGAGCGTAATTAGGTCGCAATGGCAGAGTACACAGTCTCAGTCAAAGGACTAAGAGAAGTAGTTAGAAGTTTCAATCAGTATGAAGGTGCTATTAAAGACCTGAAAGAGGCTAACTACGCTATTGGTTCAAAGGTATCTAAGACTGCCTCTGCTATTGCACCAAATGAAACAGGTGCTCTTGCTGGTTCTATTAGAGCAAGCAGAGCAAAGCAGAAGGTCCAAATCAAAGCAGGTGGGACAAGAGTTCCATACGCAGGTGTTCAGGAATATGGATGGGCACAAAGAAATATCCAAGCACAACCATTCCTAAGAAGAGCAGCATGGACTGAAAGAAGTTATGTAAAAGAGCAGTACACACAAAACATCCAAGCAATTGGAAGAAAATATATAGGAGGCAGGATATGAATATAGCAAGTTTAAAGATGAAGGACCTTGCAGAAGTTGAGAAACTCTCAGGGTACAACATGGATGAGTGGGAACACTGTCCTAAAGTCCAGTTAACAATGGCAATAGCCTACATAACAGGCAAGAAGATTAATCCTGAATTAACTTGGGAACAAGTTGAGAACATGAGCATTGAAGAGATGAACACTCTTACAGGAGAAGAAGACCCAAAAGTCACTACCTCTTAGAACTTATGGGTGGGTTCTGTGCAGCCACAGGATATACACCAACACAATTCTGGGAGTTAACAAGTGAAGAGTACCAATACATATTGGAAGGAGTGAACAAGCAAAATGGCTAATACAATTGTAGTTGACATTGTTGCAGATACACGCAGCCTTGTTAAAGGTGTTAAACAAACCAACCAACAACTTGGCACTCTTAACTCCACAGCGACTAACTTATCTAAAGGGTTTGGATTAATAACTAAAGCATTAGCAGTTATTGCTACTGCTAAGTTTGTCTGGAATATTGTTCAAGACTTTGAAAAAGAACAAATAGCCTTTGCAAAGATTAAAGATTTGTTTGGCAAAGATGCAGATGAAATTGTAGATAAGATAAATACACTCTCTGTAAAATTCAAGGTAGATGATGGAGATGTAGCCAATACACTTGTAGGTCTTGCTAACTCCACAACAATTAGATACAGAGGCATCCTTGATGAGATAGCAACCCTGTCTCTCTTTGCTAATAACCAGAACCCTGACAAGAGCATAGACACCTTTGCTGCAGCATGGACTAAGGCATTAAGAGGTGGCAAGTTATTAGGTGGAGACGAGATATCTAAGTTTGGTCTTGCTGGTCAGTTAAGCCAAACAGAACTTGAGAACTTTACCAAACTAAAGACCATTACAGAACAAGTCAAGTACCTATACAAGGTTCTGGCAGATGACATTAATGAAGATTTAAAGTTCACAACCACACAAGAATTACAGTATGAGTTAGAAGGATTGAAGGATGTACTTGCAGAACTTCTTCTTCCAATACTAAAAGAGACAACTCCACTACTAAAAGCATTTGTAAGCCTACTAACCTATAAGGACCCAGAAACAGGGGAAAGCAAACTTCGTGATGAAGTGAAGTTGTTAGCAATAGCATTAGGAACACTCTGGACAGTAGGTAAGTTATCAGCACTTTACGGTTCTCTGATGGCAGCAGAGGGAGCCTTTGCAAAGATTGCTACACAGATAAAAGGATTTCCTGGACTCTTCAAAGGAATTACATTTAAGGAATTACCACTTGCACTTGGTATAGCAATTGAATCTATCTGGACTCAATTAGGTAAGTTTGGTAAGAATGTAGTTGTCTGGATTATTGCTGAAATTGGTTACAAAGCAGCCAAGGAAATTGTTAAGAAGTTTCCTGATTCATGGCAAGAAGTTGGTAATCAAATCATTGATGGAATTTTCCAACCATTCATTAACCCAATTGGTTTTCTAATAAAGACATTTAAAGAGTTCTTCACCAATATGAAGAAGGCATTCTTAGAGTGGGGTAAGTCAATCTTTATGATTGCATCACCTTCAAAGGTTGCTGAGGGACTTGGTAACGATATTGTTGCTGGTTTAGCGAAGGCATTTAATCCTCTTAACCTTGTAGGAACATTGGCAAGTTTCTTTAGAAATCTACTTAGCACCATGGTGACTCAGATTAAACTTATCTCTTGGTCTTCATTAGGAACAGCCATTATCAATGGTCTTGTAAGTGGTATGCAGTCTCTTGCCTCAGCACCACTTAGTTTTATTGGCACACTTGCCAAGAACATGAAAGACAGATTCAAATCATTATTCAATATCTCTTCACCATCAAAGGTTATGGCTGGGTATGGTGCAAACCTTATGCAGGGCTTAGCAATGGGTATCAGAGGTAATGCAGGTTTAGCAGTAGCAGGAATGGGTTCTATTAAGTTACAGCCTCCTACTGTTGGTTCAAGGGGCAGTGGAGTCAACATAACAATCAATGCTGGTATTGGCACTGACCCTTATGAAGTAGGCAGATATGTTAAGTCTGCACTTGATAAGTACGCAGGTGTCAACGGCAGATGAGACTACAAGACGAATTAGTATTAGAACTTAGAACTGCTATTGATGGTCTATTTACCATTGGTACAGACAAACTAAATGAAGCACTCATAGCAAGTGATGAACAACTTGCAGATGATTCTTTATATGAGTGGACAGAGATACTTGATGGAGTTCTATCAATAGATATCAAGAGAGGTGTTGACTCTTACACAGGAGCATATCCTCTTCCAGTTCCCTCAGTTGGAATAATGCATGTGGTTACAACTAATAAGACTTTAGACCCAAATGTAAATGCGTACATGGTTCCTAAGACCAAGGTACGCCTACGCAGGGGAGATGAAGTAATCTTCCAAGGAAGAATGAATAATCAGTTTGTTGATTATAGAAATGACAAAGACAAGCCACTCATTACATTTGATGTTATGGACCGTATTGCAGACTTGCAACAGACTATGACAAGACTCTCAAGCATCTCAGCACATGGTTCTCAAACATGGACTCAGAGAATTAACACTCTCTTCTCAAATGCAGGTTCAGAAGACTTAGCCAAAACCATTTATGGTGGGGGAAAAGTTAAACATGGCTACTGGAAAGATGACAGAACACTATGGGAAGCATTACTGCTTGCCTCTGATACAGAAGGTGCCTTCATCTACTATGACAAGGATGAAACCTTAAGGTGCTATGGCTCTGAGACTATTCCTACTGGCACAACTCTCATGGAATTTAACAATGAAGATAACACCAAGTATGGTTATAAGAACATCTCTCTTGACTACAACATCCAGTCCACAGTCAATGAAGTACAGGCTCAGAATACCTATGGCTACTACAAGAAAGAGTTCCAAGAGGATGCAGATGCAGGTATTGGAGGCTTTGTAACTACAGAAGCAATAGAGACAGACACAATGGAACCAGTAAGAAGAGAAGCCCTTATCAATAGATATGGAACTCATGCTCTTAATCTGGATACAAACTTTAATTTACAGGATGACCCAAACTTCT